CGGTATACTGCGTAATTTTTCTTTCGGATTAGAGGATTACGATCCAATGTCTGATCTTACTGAAATAGCTCAACCAGAAGAATATTTTGATGATTCTATTCCTTCACCTGCATCCGATCCTAGATCTTTCCCAGAGGCAAAAGATTGGTTGGAGCTTCAGAGAGATAAATTTGATGCTAGAAGAAAAGGTATTGACATCTACGGTTTTGAAGAAGAACCAGGATTTGAGTTTCCTGAAAGCGATCCTATTCCACTCCCTGAAATTACATTAGATCCAATAACTACGATACCTCCTGAGACGATAGATACTGGAGTTACCGCACCTGAAAGTTTAACAATAAGCCCTCAAAAATTACAGCCTACCCAGCAAAGATCTACACTAGAGGAGCTTACCACTACAGAATACTTTGATTTACTAGATGAAATTGAAGCTGAGGAAACAACATCTCCTACTGTTACATCTATTTCTGATGAAGATCTTCTAGCTATGGAGAATTCTAGCGGTTACGGAACGTATCAAGAGATGTTTGATCAGTATAAACAAAATACAAGTCTTTCTGATGAAGAGATAATGAAGAATATCAGACAGAACGCAGAAAATGCTGGCGATCTACCTTCAGCAGTTGGAACTACCGAGATTGAGGTTGTAAAAGCGGAAGAGGAAAGAAAAAGATTTATTGAAGAACATACAAAAAGACACGGATTCCCACCAAGGAAACAAGTTGTTGATATACATATGAAGAAGTGGGAGAAAGGTCTACCTGAAAGGGAGAGGGATGCTCGGATTGAAATGGCAAGAGAACGAGCAGAAGCTTTATTAGGGGAGTATGATATACCATTTGATCCAAATGAACCCACCCCAAATATTAGTTACGAAAAAGGTGGTAAATTGCAGGATCATACAGGGTCTATAAAAGCGACACGTAAATACATAATGAATAAATACGCATAATGGCAAATTTAGTAAGTACAATAACTGAAAGTATCACCTTAAACGGTAAAGAAAGGGGTTCTGTAAATACTCTTTCTATAGGTTCAGTAACAGAGGTATTCCACAGAATAGTTACATGTCCTACAGGGCAGGATACTACTGTAGCTACATTTGCAAGTACTGCAGACGATAGTACAGGATCTGCAGGAAGTTTAGACGTAGAAGATGTTAAATACATAAGGGTTACAAACTTAGATGATACTAACCCTGTAAATCTATCATTACAAATCGACGCAGGAGAGGATGACTCAGCTGCTGATGAATCAGCTACTATACTTATAGCTGCAGGCAGAAGCTTCGTTATGGGTAGTCCTTCTGACGGAGTTGCTGTAAGTGATGCAAACGCAACAATAGTTACAGCCCTGCACAATTTAGAATCATTGTTAATAGACCCTTTAAGTAACTCAGTTACTGTAGAGGTATTTATAGCAAGTTAAAAACACAGAATTATGCCAAACCTAACTTTTTTACAAAACTTAGCACAAATGCTAAAATTAGGCACAGAGGTAGCAGGAACTGGATCAAAGGTTCTTAATCCAGCACTTAAGGCTTATCAGTTTAGTCAAACTCCATTAGGGAGGCTTACTAGACAAGGAATTAAATCAGGTGTTGCTCATCTTAGAGCTCCATCTTCTAATCTACCAAGCCATTATACTGTAGGGGCAGGGGGTTCTAGAGGTGCATATAGGGCTAACAAAGGTATGAAACTTATGAAAAAAGGCGGTAGAATGTATGAACACGGTGGTAGAGAACCAGATGTAAATGAATTATTAGCATCTCTCGCTGCACAAGAGGTGCCGCAAGGAATATCTAATAGAGATGGACAAATAGGTAGAGAGATGGGTGCAGCGATAGGAACTGGAATGGAAGAGATGGTTCAAGAAGCTTTGACAACATTGATAGAAACAATAGGTGCAGAACAAGCAAAAATGTTAATAGATCAGATGGTAAAATCTGGGAAAGTAGGTAAAGAGGCAGGCATGATGATGGGGTCAGGGATTGAATAAAAGGTATTTTAACACAAAGAAGAAACGCAAAGACCCAGCTATAGAGGCTGAAAAAATTAGACTTAATAGAATTAAAAATGAAATTAGAGGTAATAAGATTCAACAAGGGGGTAGACTCGACTAACGGAATATTATTCGATATAACAGATGGTAAAAGAAAGTTTTTATGCTACACTCTCGAAGATGAGGACAGAGATAAAAAGGTACAAGGAGAAACTTGTATACCTGAAGGAGAGTACCGCCTCGGTATTCGGAATGTGGGTGGGTTCCATAAAAAGTACTCTAAGAGATTTGCCGACATTCATATGGGGATGCTTCATGTCCTTAATGTACCTGGTTTTTCTTATATTCTTATTCATTGTGGTAATACCGATGAGCATACTGCGGGATGTCTTCTCGTGGGTGATACGCAAGAAAACAACAACATCAAAAAAGACGGATTCATAGGGAAGAGCACTGCAGCATATATGAGGATATACCCAGATATAGTAAAGGCGGTTGCTTCTGGCGAGGAGTGTACTATTATATATAGAGACTTTGCAGAATCGTTAATATTAACGCCAATGGATGTTAAAGAATTTTTTGGAGGAGAGGCTTAACCATCTAGTTCTCTATAAACTCTCTGCACTAACAATCTAGCCTTTTGAGTTAAAGCATATCTTACCCTATAGTTATATTTAGTCTCATCTCTAAATAAATGATCTTCATAGGTGTTAGAGGGTGTTAGTTTATCAAAATGTTTATATAGATACCCTTTATTTACCATAGGATATATAAAGCGGTTCTGGGTATTATTTTTATTCATCCCCATATCCTTAGATGCGAAGTCTATAGTAAAAAACTGTAAATCATAACCCCATAATAAAAACTCTACCTCGCTAAATGAGAGATCGGTATTTTTGTTTATATTACGTTTGACTTCTTTAAGTCTCTTAAGGTAGTTTCTTAAAATATATTTCTTATCTTGCAGGGCAAAGTCTCTGAAAAGACGTTTTTTTGGAACTCTACTTTTAGGCATTAAAATGAATTTATTACGTAAAGATATGGAAGAACAAGCTTTTTTCTTAGAGATACAAAGATTATCTATAGAAATGGATAAGGTTATCGAAAAGTATGGTATGCGAGATAGAGTAGTATCTATTATGGTCACGGGCTTATTAGATAATAATATTTTTGGAGACATAAGATTAAAAGCTATATATAGTTACAGCTTAGAATCACTAGAAGAATTAGATAATATAATAAACTTTATTAATAATACCTGGGATGATCCAGAAGAAAACTCAGAAGAGCAGTACTATAAAGATATAGACGACTTACTGGATGGTACAGGAATAGAATTAGAAGATTAAATAAAATGGAAGGACTTATTAGAAAAATTGTGGTCGGAAGAGACCCTAAAGATGCTATGGCCTATTACATAGGTATGAGAGCAGGAACTGGAACAGTTAGTACAATAATTCAAGACGAGCGCTATTTAGCCAAATATGGTAAGGATAGATATCTTGTATATATAGAAGACGAAGAAAGTGCTCAAACATTATGGAAAGCTATAGATGGTATGCCATGTATGCTTGAATTTGATTGCAACTTTTAGCCATGAAGACATTTAACTTATTTGTTGTCAAACTTGAAAAAAGGTTTGATGACAAGATGGTTACAGATAGTGGCCTTGAATTGTATATGGATACAAAATTCAATGAATTTGATCATCGTGTTACAGAAGGACCCGTTGTCTGCGTCCCGTTTAAATATGAAACTGGAGTTGAGGAAGGCGATACGCTTTACTTTCATCATTTAGTAGTTATGGGAGGCAACAATAATGGCCAAATATTTACTGAAGAAGATAATACCTATGTTGTAAACTATGATCCTGTTCATGCTATAGGAAATCAAGCTATAGCTTATAAAAGCCAAAAAGACGGCAAGATAAGATGTCTCACTGGTTGGTGCTTATTAGAATCAGTAGAGCAAGAAGAGCTTTCGCTTAAATCAGATTTAATAGAAATAGTAGACCATAGTGAAAAGCTACCTACAAAAGGTAGAGTTGTGTACATGTGTAAAGAAGCTAAGGACTTAGACATAAAGACTGGAGATGTAGTAGGATTCAAACAGAACAGAGATTACCGTTTAACTATAGACGGGAAGGAATATTATCGCACCCGTGCAGAAGATTTATTATATGTCGAAGTCTAAATTTACTACAGTAGAGGCCGCACAAAGGCTCATGAATAGCATGGAGGTTGCTATTAATAATATGATTGATGAAATCAAGAAACCTGTTGATCCTGAGATTAACGGATCGGCACGAAAGGCTGAATTACAATCTATAAAACAAACCGCAACTGATTGTAAAGAATTACTTATTGAAAGGCAAAGGCTTGAACAAATGATTAAAGATTTAAAAGATAGCGGAGAAATAGAGCAAACTAAAGATTATACGGGTGGATTTGCGGAAAGGTTTTCTAAGTAACTTTGTAATATGCGTCTATCTAAAAGAAACTATAGAAAGGAATATGATAAGTTTCAGTCTTCTAAAAAACAGAAGAAAAAAAGAGCTGGACGTAATAAACGTAGAAGGAAGTTTCTTAGATTAGGATTAGTTAAAAAAGGAGACGGAAAAGATATACACCATAAAGGCGGTAAAGTAAAAATAATGAAAGCCTCTAAAAATAGAGGTATGGCTGAAAAGTCAAGATTAAAAGGATCTAAACGAAAATAAATTGAATAAAATGGCGGAGTATAAGTGCGAATGCGCTGAGCACGAAATAGAGTGTTCTAGCGTTGTTATTAGAATGGTAGAGGGTAAAGCTACGCATGACATTAAATGTCCATGCGGTAAATATATGGAATTAGCAAATCCTAAAACAGGAGTCGCTAATTTTAAGAGTGATAGTATGGGCAGAGTGCGTTGAGCGTATTACTAAACATAAAAGAATATGATGAACCTGCTATCAAGATTTGTCCCAACGGTACGGAAGGTGAGATTATCGAACTCGGTGGGCTACTCATTTGCCTTCCAAAAAGGCCGCCGAAGAAGGAAATTTTCGGATATAAAGAATCAGACTCTATGCAAGTGTGGCGAAGGTTACCTATGCCGCAGGAATTGTCTCGTATTCGTTCTATGGATGAGTGGGGGGAAATGCCAAGGGAGTTTAGAGCGAAGTTTCGTCCATATATCGAGGAAGAGTTTAGGCGTAGGCGTGAGGGTTTTTGGTTTTATAACAACGGTACAGCTACATATATTACGGGGCGGCATTACATGATGCTTCAGTGGACCAAGCTAGACATTGGTTATCCATATTTCCTTAACTTTCAACGTGAAATCTTTCTACATATGGCTGCATGCGAAGTTGATCCACGTTGTATTGGTCAGCTTTATACTAAGTGTCGTCGTTCTGGGTATACTAATATCTGCTCTGCGGTACTTGTTGACGAGGCAACCCAAGTCAAAGATAAACTTATGGGTATACAGTCGAAAACTGGTAAAGATGCTCAGGAAAATATTTTCATGAAGAAGGTGGTTTATATGTTTAGAAACTATCCATTCTTCTTCAAACCTATACAAGATGGTACTACTAATCCACGTATGGAATTAGCTTTTAGAGAACCATCTAAACGAATAACTAAAAAGAATAAGACCTCACAAATGGGGGAGGCTCTTAATACGGTTATTAACTGGAAAAACACAACTAATAATGCATATGACGGTGAGAAGCTACACTTGTTGTATTTAGATGAAGCAGGAAAATGGGAAAGACCTACAGACATAAGAGACGCATGGAGGATTCAGAGGACATGTTTGATCGTCGGAAGAAAAATCGTGGGAAAGGCACTCGTGGGAAGCACAGTAAATCCGATGGACAAAGGAGGAAAAGAATACAAGGATCTATGGGAGGATTCGAACCCCTTGACGAGGAACGCGAATGGTAGAACCATAAGTGGACTCTATAGACTTTTTATACCAGCCCAAGATTCTTTAGAAGGGTTTTTTGATATATATGGAAATCCAGTTATTGATAATCCAGAATCTCCAGTAGAAGGTATAGACGGCGAGAATATAATCATAGGGTCTAAAAGATATCTTAAGAATGAGAGGGAGTCTTTAAAGCACGATCCGTCAGAACTCAACGAGGTTACAAGACAGTTCCCTTTTACAGAAGATGAAGCCTTTAGAGATAGTATAGAGGGGAGCTTATTTAATATCGGTAAGATATATCAACAAATAGAATATAACGATGAGTTGTTTCCCAATCCTGTAGTTAAGGGTAATTTTGTTTGGAAAGAGAAGGATAAAGAAGCGGTATTTAGCCCCGATGTTAATGGAAGGTTTAAAGTAGCGTGGCTGCCACCAGAGGATCAGAGAAATGTAATTAAAACAGACAGAGGTCAAAAAGTACCGCCTTTTAGCGACAGAGGATGTGGTGGTGTCGACTCATATGATCTTGATGCTACGGTAGATGGCAGAGGATCAAAAGGTGCTCTGCATATGTACAATAAATTCCATATGGAAAATCCTTCTAATATGTTTGTTGTAGAATATGCGTCTCGACCAGACCTTGCTAGAATATTTTATGAAGATGTTCTTATGTGTGCATTTTTTTATGGTTATCCAATCTTAATTGAGAACAATAAGTACGGTATAGCAAGATACTTTGAATCAAGGGGTTATGACGGTTATCTAATGGATCGACCCGAACATTTAAAAACATCTACAGCAAAGGTGCAAGTAAAGACAAAAGGTATACCATCTAACTCACAAGACGTTATTCAAGCTCACGCTCATTCCATAGAGGCATATATACATGAACATGTTGGTGTAAATTATGATACAGGCGAAATGGGGAGGATGTATTTTAATAATACTATGGAGGATTGGATAGGATTTAAAATAGACAAAAGAACAAAATTTGACTTAACGATTAGCTCAGGATTAGCCCTATTAGCAGCTCAAAAAGCAAAGGTTAAACCTAAAACAGATTTCACTGAACGTAAGTTCTTTAGAAGATATGAAGTAATCGGTTGATTCACTATATTTGCATAATATGTATGGACAAGACGACGTAAACAAAAAAGGTACCTTTCCAGATCCTTTAGCATCTCAAGAAAGTAAAGAGGCAGATCATTATGGATTGCAATATGCTAAGGCTATTCACTCCCAATGGGGGAAGATGAATGAAGCATCATCATTATTTGCGAAAAGAAATAAAATATTCGAAAGGAATAGAGATTATGCAAACGGTACACAGGATACAAGTATATATAAACAACTTCTAAATTCTTTAGCTCCAAATAAAGGAGATGGTAGTCTTTTAAATTTAGATTATACCCCAGTACCGATTCTTCCAAAGTTTGCTAAAATCGTCGTTAATAAGATATTATCAAGAGATCCTTATCCAAACTTAGAGTCTATAGACCCATTATCTTCTTCTGAAAAGAATAAGATGAAGGACAAAATGAAGATTCAGGTAGAGAATAAAGATCTTCTACTTTCTTTAAAAGAAGAAACTGGAGCTGTTATAGATATGGATCCAGAGCAAATACCAGACACATTAGAAGAAGCTGAAATCTTTATGGATACGAACATAAAGACTGATGCAGAAATAGCTGCTCAGATAGGAACTAATATGACTCTAGCGTGGAGCAATTTTAATGACACAACATTTAGAAGAGCTGTTAATGATCTAGTTGCTTTAGGTATGGCTGTTGTAAAAAGACGCAATGATCCAAATGAGGGTATAGCTTTAGAGTATATAGATCCTATATCATTTGTACACAGTTATACCGAAGATCCTAATTTTGAAGATGTCGTATATGCAGGGAGTGTAAAGCGTATACCTATTCAAGAATTAAAGAGGTTAGCTGGAGGTCAATTTACAGAAGAGGAATATAAGAAGATAGCAGAGAAGGTTAAAAACAAACAAGGTAACGATCCAGGAAAACTTACTCAAACTCATTATAATGAGAGGCTTCAACGTACAATGTATGGATATGATGAATATATGGTTGATGTATTAGACTTTGAGTTTATTTCTGTAGACTGTATGTTTTTTGAGGCAAAAGAGAGTAGACACGGAAATACTGGATTTTATTATAAGGGATTTGAATATAAAGAAAAGCCAGGGAGTGTATTTGATCGCACTCCACATAAAATGGAAATGGCAACTTTATATGGGGGAAGCTATATATTAGGCACCGATCATCTTTTTGATTATGGTAGAAAAAAGAATGTACCTAAGAACGTACATGATATATCAAAATGTAGGCTTTCTTATTCTGTATCTGCTACTAATATTAGGCGAATGATGCCTAAATCTATGATAGAAAGTTGTACAGGCTTTGCTGATATGCTTCAATTAACCCATTTAAAAATACAACAAGCTGTAGCTAAAGCTAAACCAGATGGATTAATTATTGATATTGAAGGGTTGGAAAATGTGCAGCTGGGTAAAGGTGGGGAGTTACAACCTCTTGAGCTGCATGATATATACGAACAAACTGGTGTGTTCTATTATAGGAGTAAAAATCCAGAAGGCGGTTTCCAAAACCCTCCAGTTAGAGAGATAGGAAATACTATAAGAAATATAAATGAGCTTGTAGGTTTATATAATCATTACTTACAGCTTATTAGAGACACTACGGGAATTAACGAAGCTATGGATGCTTCTACACCTAAAGGTGATGCATTAGTGGGTGTTCAGCAGCAGGCTATTGCGGCAGGTAATAATGCTATATATGATATAACAAATGCATCTATGTTGCTTTATAAAAGAGTTTGTCAGGATATAGTGAGATGTTTACAGATACTTCCTATAGAATCGGTGCTTCATAAAATATACGAAAATGCTATTGGTGAGGAAAATATGAAAGTATTGTCTTCATTTAAAGATTTGTCTATGTACAACTTTGGTGTTCACGTAGTTAAAGAAATGGAGGATAAGGATAAAGAGTATTTAGAAATGAATATTCAAATGGCTTTACAGCAGCAGCAGATAGATTTAGAAGATGCTATGGCTGTAAGGGCTCTCAAAGATGTTAATCAAGCTGAAAGACTTCTTATTATACGTAGGAAGAAACGGATGGATGAGCAGCAACAAATAGCTATGCAAAACTCTCAACAGCAAGCTGAGCAGGCTGCACAAGCAGCTCAACAAGCTCAACAAGCAAGAATGCAAGAGATGCAGGCTCAGGGTCAGTTAAAGCAACAAGAACTTCAATTAAAAGCTCAATTAGAAATGCAGATGGCTCAGATGCAGCATGAGTTTAATAAAGAAATAGAAACTATACGTGCTCAAGCAACTCTTGGATTTAAAGAAGATGACAAAAACTTTAAAGAAAAGCTTGATGTAATGAAAGAGGATAGAAAAGATGAAAGGCAAGAGGCTCAAGCGGAACAGCAAATGGCTATGCAGAAAATGCAACAAGCTGATCAACAACAACAACCACAAGAAATGATATAAAATGGCAAAGGTAAATTTTGACATATCAAAAAGATTAGATATAACAACTAGAAAAGGAGACTCCTTTAATTTACAGCTTACGCTTAAAGATTCTAGTGGAACTGTTCTTAATCTATATGGGAGTGATGGGGAATCTAAGTTTTATATGCAGGTTAGAGATAATATGAATAGTACTTATGGTAACGGAGTAATCTTATATACAGTAGCAAACGCTACTGGTGGTGGTGGTACAAACCCTTCTGTAGACGAGAATCTTATAAGTCAGCAGCTTACTGTAACTCTTACGGATGTTTCAGGTACGGCAGATGCTGATGCTACGGGTATTGTTACTATATCGGCTTCTGCTGCAGACATGAAATTAGTTGCATCTGGCAGATACGTATATGATTTACAGTACGAAGATCCTGGAAACACTATTGACTCTGCAGCTGACAGAAAAACTATTCTATATGGTACGTTTACTGTTAACGACGATATAACAGAAGTTTTAGTATAATGGCTATTACTCTATCTACAACATCAGGATCTATAGAGGTAACTACAGCCTCAGAGGTGCTTTTTTCTTTAACTGCACCTACCGAAGTAAATGCTACGACAGAAAGAACTATTATAAATGTTGAAGTTGCAAACTCAGTAAACGCTCTACGATAATGAAAAGATTTTTAGGATATTTATTTGTAGCATTTTTTTGGTTAATGGCTGATAGCCTATTTGCTCAACCTGATAATGCAAGTTGGTTAAATGTAACAGTACAAACAGATAATTATGCTGGTGAGACATCATGGGAGATTGTGCATGATGGAGAGGTAGTAGCTGTAAGCCCACCTTATCAAAACAATACACTACATAACAATACTATATACTTACCATCTGGTGATTATAATTTTATTATATACGATTCTTTTGGGGATGGTATATGTTGTGGTTTCGGGCAAGGATGGTACTCATTAACGAATAACTGCGGATTAGAGATATTTGACTATGAATTTGGTAGCCCTACTGCTACAACATTCTTTCAATTAGAACCATGCGTACCGATACTTCCTGGCTGTACAGATGTTGAAGCAGATAACTACAATCCTTGGGCTAATCAAGACGATGGAAGTTGCGAAGTTGTAAGCTGCGATTCACTAGAAACGCTTGTATCTATGGAGTTGACTTTAGATACATGGCCTGGTGAAACTGGATTTACTATAGTTAATATAGCTAATGGCCAGCCATATGAGCAGGTAATCCCTGGAGAGTTTGATTTCGGTGATCAGCTTGTTACATATACATATGATTTCTGTGTAGCTCTAGGTTTTGAATTAATTCTAGTAGATGAGTATGGGGATGGATTGAACGGTTCTACTTCAGGCGGAGAAGATGGGGCATGTGTTATTACTGCTTGCGACAGCGTTATATGGGAGTTAGAGGATTTAGCGTTTACCACATTTGATGACGGGAATACAATGTATTCTGGAGCTATCTTTACAGAGCCCTGTCCACCGACTCCACCTATAGTAGGATGCATGGATGATGATTATATAGATTATAATCCGCTTGCTGAGGTTCAGGATACTTGCATGACGTTGCATACGTGGGGGTGCACAGATCCAGAAGCTATGAATTATGACAGCACCGCAACGATAGATGACTTAAACGGTCCTTGTAGTATACAGATTATCTTAGAGGACGATGCTGGTGACGGATGGGGTATGTCTGGAATAGGCATGAAGCAGGGAGAGCAACAGTGGTTATTTACTATAGGACCTGGTATATTCTCAGAGTCATGGGATATTATGCTTGACTCAGACGAAGAGGTAGATATATACTACTTCCAAGACGGAGGCCAACAATCGTCCGCACAAGAGTTAGCATTCCAAACATTACATAATTCAGTTTATGCTATTAATCAAAATGGAGACACTTTATTATCTGAGGGGTCTAATCCATTCTTAAATAATGGTCAAGAAGCTTTACAACCTTTTAGTGCTCCAGAGTGGACAGTGTATCATTTTACACCTTATTGTGGGGATAGCTGTATACCTTATGTATATGGTTGCACAGA